GAAACTTTTTTTATTTTCTTTTTTGCATTTTTTTTAACAAACATTTAACACTTCCACCTTCTTCTTGCTTGCCTAATTCTTGAATTAGGGTTATTTCTAGTCTTAGCAGAGCTACGCTTTAATTGTCCTAAGGACCTAGCACAATAAGACTTACGTCTTTTTGCAGCTTTGCTACCTTTTTTAACTTTACCTGTTACGGCTGTTTTTAATTTAGAACCGGGGTTGGCTTTTCTATAAGCTTTTACGCCTTTCTTGGTCATTCCCGCCCCACTTTTAGTAGGACGGTAATTTCCACCTTTACCAGTTGTTCGCTTTATAGGTTTGGCTTTCTTCCTAGGTTTTTTTGCTGCCATTCATTAATAATTCTTATTCAAGACCAAAATAATTGAATAAGTATCACCACTAGAGTGTCCTACAGTTGTTAAATCTATATCACCTGTCACGCCACTACCTGCATTATTAGGTATGCCAGTAAACAAGTCATAGTATTCATCACCTGTACTATCAGCAGGTAAACCAGTCAATAACACATTAGTGGTAGCATCAAATTCTAAATTTACACCCATGCCTCTTGTTGCCCAATAAATACGTGCAACAGAAACAGAAGTACATGCTTCACCTCTGTGATTTGCCTCTAAAGCCGATACATCAACCTTCTTGACAGCACTTTCTCCTGTGCCATCAGATACATTGGTAAATTTCAAGACGGCTGTTGTTTGACCATCCTGAATTGTTTGTGAGGTTACTGCGTCTGCCATAGTTTACTCCTTATGATGCGATATCGTAGCCAGTTATCTCAATTAAGAAACGACCTGCTGTATAAGCTGCATGACCTGTACCTTGACCTACAAGATATAAGTATTGGTCTGCTGCAATGTCTCCACCTGCTACCATAGTACCTGCTGAAGCTGCACCTGCATTTATAATTTGTGTTTCTGTTAAATCACCAATGGCTGTGTCATTAACACCTGTGCCTTCAGTAGCAGAAAATAAATCTATATCTGTACCACCACCTGCAGGAGTTTCTAAACAAGTCATCGTTACTCCAAAAACAGTTCCTTGGTTTACAGTAGTAACCTGACCAATGTAAGCAACACCTGAACCATCTTTACCAATAATGTCACCTGCTGTGCCACCATCTCTTAAACCTGTTAAATCAATCATAATTTTTGTTTTAACAATGTTTACATTTGTGTCTGTATCACTTTTAAGGCGTTCTACTTGTGTTATATAAACTGCTGCTGTGCCTTCTATACCTGCACTGCCTACAGCTTCTGCTGACATTTTACTGCCACTTGTTACTGTTACTACGCCAGTCGTAGCGTTTTTTGAAATAGTTTCAAAACCATTTTCGGACCTAACTGGACCGCTGAATGTTGAATTTGCCATAATTTCCTCCTAAGGAAATAGGTTTTATCATCTTGGCTTGTCTGCTAGGTCAGTTGATAAAACATGTTAATTATCCTAGTCCTTTGATTGTATATTAGTTTAAACAATAAAAAAAGGGAGCTAATGCTCCCTTTATTGGTTTGAAGAACCTTAAGCTCCTTGAGAGCCAAAAACTCCACGCCAGTTAGAGACACCAAATGAGTATCTTTCTCTAGCTCTGTACCTAATGTTACCTGTTGAAAATTCAGGTTCCATAGAGGTTTCCATATTTGTTCTATTGAACATTTTTAGTCCTTCACCATCTGAATTAACCGATGTCATAATAAAATATGCATCAGGGTCATTAAGATAATGATTGACTGTGAAACCATTAGGCATCGCAGATTGATTCTTAATTGAGTTAATATCATTGTCTGATGTTGAAACTCTACCCGGTGTGTTTAAAAGTCTATCAGCCACAAAAACTAATTGTGGTGGAACGATTAATTTATCAGGTCTAACTGCAATAGTTAGATTTCTGTCATCAACAAATGTTGATATATCAATTATGTTATCTTCAAGCGAAGTTTCATTTAGGTCAGCCATTGTTGTAGCTCTGTTACGAGCTGTTCCACCACCTGCTAATGGGTGTGCTGTGGAAATTAATTGCTGTCCGTCACCAATAGCGAAGTTAGTATCAAACGCATTGTTTAATACATTTGCTCCTTTTACTTCTTTGGTGTGTTGCATTGAACGTGCCAATGCTTTTGTGTATCTACGACCGAGTTGGTCATATAAATTGTCTTCAATAGCTTCTTCAGTTAAAGAGAAAGCAAGAGCCACAGTTTCGTGTGTGTATCTCGCTGTATATCCTTCTGAAGCACTATCAAAACTAACGCCTGCACCTTCTTCTTTGACAGGAGCTGCACCAAATCCAACTACAAGCACTTCTTCTTCAAAAGCTCTATCAGAGTCTTCTATAGAATAAATATCTTTGTATTCTTCTTGGTTTTCGTCATATTCAAGTCCAAAAAGTGCATTTAGACCGGGTTCAAGTTCTTTCGCTAATTGCGCTCTACTTATAGCCATCTAATTACTCCTTATGCTAAGCCTGCGCCTTTAACGCCTGCTATGTGATTTTGAATTACAACTAAAACATTTGTGTTTGCTGAAGCAACGTCTGAGTTATCAGGGTCTTGACTAATGTCAATTGCTTTTAGCGGCAAACTTGTTGCAGTTGCGCCTGTTGTTACGTCTAACTCTGCTCCTGAGATACCAGTATAGGTACTTCCTGAGTTTGTATAGACGATATCGAAATTACCAAACAAGTCAGCCACTGGGAAAGTGTCGTCTGCTTGGACCTCGAAGACCGTATTAGGGTCGTCATGTATAAAAGCAATTATGTCTGAAGCGTTAGTGCTTGCAGGGTAATAATTACTAAATATTTGCTCTGATGTTGTTGGGTCTGTGTACATACAACCGTTGAATACGCCAACTATAGGAACAGTTCCACCGTCAGCGTGTATCTCTACACCACCTCCAGTTACCTGCATTACCAAGTCGCCTTGAAAAATGCTAGTTCCGTAGTTTGCAGCAATTCTATAACGGCTTTGACCGCCTGAATAGGGTGAGCCACCCATCATTCTTACAGGCTTGAGACCAAATGAAGCGTCTTTATTCGCCATAATTTATCCTACCTTTTTTTTCCAAATGATACTTTAGATTTTCTATTAGAGTCGTACTTCACGTATCTATTGTTGCCTTCAACTTCACTAAACATAGTATTATCAAGTGCTTGGTTCTGTTGCACATTTCTCTGTTTGTAGTGTTCGTTTCTTTCTTCAACAGTTTCCTTAGGTATTTTCGCTAATATCAATCCACCTACTGATATGACTCCTGCGTGTCTTCCATGCTCAATTGTAGGTAAAGGGAAATCAGGTATTTCGTCTTGTCTGACAAACTCCCATCCTTCTCTCATTCGAGCAGAAACATTGTTTCTGTCCTCTACTCCTACATACTCTGACCTAATCCATCGGTATTGATAACCTTCAGGGGCAGGTGGAGTATCAAGCATCCTTGCAGGCTGCCATGGTTTTCTTCTAGCGTTTTTATCGTGTTGCTCGTCGTCACGAGATTGGCGTGTTGTATTTTCAATTGCATCTAAATCCATTATTTTGCTCCTTCAATTTTAATCATTTCTTTACCTACTCTTTTTAGCCACTCTTGTTGTGACATACCGTAAGGTTTTAAATTACTCTTAACGGAAGCATGGTTAGAATTAATCTTAATACCGCTTTTCTTCCCTTGTGTTCCTTGGCGACTTCCTGAGGAAGCAGAAGCAACTCTTTGCACAGTAGAGTTGGTATCTTTTGATACGCCTTCAGGTTCATTCCTTAAATCAGGGTAAACCTTCAGTAATCTTTTGTCTAATTCTTGGTAGTATTCACTGTCACTACCGTCAAAACCTTCGTTTATCAAGTCTTCATGTATACCCATTGCAGTGTATGTTTTGACTCTATCCTTTTGGAACCAGTCATTTTTTTCTTGCCATTCAACTGCTTTAGAATCAGGCTTAGGTTTATCATACACTGGTTGTTGCACGTTTTGTACATTTTCTTGAACATTTGTAAAATTCTGTTCTTCCTGTGTCTGCAGTTGTACCTTAGCCAATCTGACTCTTTCTTCTTCTAATGAGACTTTGTTCAGCAACTCTACGCTTTTGACTTCTAAATCAGGGTCGTTGGTTTCTCTTGCTTTTCTGTAAAGGTCTTCAGCTTGCTGTCTTTGCGACTTCACTCTGTTTTCATACTCTTCAGTATAATTTTTATCCAATACATTGGCTCTGCTTTTTACTGAAACATACTCATTTGATAATTTTTGATATTTAGACTCAGCTTCATTAGCACGAATTTCAGCTTCTCTAATTTTATCGTTAAGTTTGTTAATACGTTTTGATACACCTCTTGTGTATTTATCAAGTTCTTCGTCGCCACCTGAGTTGGCTTCGACTGCTTCAGGTTCTGCTTCATCAGTAGGTGTTTCTACAACATCTACAACTAGCTCCTCTTCTGCTTGAACCTGATTTTCGTTGTTTACTTCTTCCATATAATTCTCCTTATACTGAAACAATGTCATCAGGGTTTAAAATAGTGGCTATCACTTCGTCATCATTGATGATTCTGACTTCGCTTTCATCAGCCAACCTAAACCTAGAACCTGCATATCTTCCTATTAATATCCAATCGCCCTTATTGCACCATACAGACGAAAATCTCTTTTTATCTGTATAACAATCAGGACCCATGGCTACAACATAGGCAACAACAGTTGCTAGGGTTTCTCTGTCAATGGTTTCCTTTACTAACTGGATTCCACCTTCTGATACTCCTTTACCTTTGTAAGGCAGTACCAACATACGCCAACCTGTTGGTTGAGGCATCCTTTCAAGAACACTTTTATCTAAAAGACTAGGGTCTAGTACCCTGTCATCTTCTTCAACAAAAGCCTTGTCTAAATTTATAGTATCTTCTTCTACCGTCTCTTCAATGGTTTTCTTCGCTTCACTCGTCATCTACATCTCCTTGTTTATGTAAGTGTTCTTTTATCTTATCATGAATATACGATAATGAAGATATTTCGCCCATTAAAAATTGATATTTTTCCATATCTTTAATGCCACCTGACATTAAGATATCTTTGATTTGCTCCTCTCTTTCACTCAAATCCCTACGGATTGCATGAATAAAATCATACATATCCATATATTAGAATACGCCATTAAAATTATTGCCACGTAAAGCAGCTCCTTTACCTCTGCTTTTTCCTTTGCCATAACCGGGTTTGTGAGCTTCATCTACTTTCACTTTTTTTGGTTGTGACAAGGCAATACTTCCCTGACCTTTTATTGTTATGGAAGTTTTTGCTTTCATTTTTTACTCCTTTTTAAGTTTTTTTTGTAGCTTTTTTCTTTGCTACTGTTTTTTTCTTTGCAACAGTTTTCTTTTTTGCTGTTGTTTTTTTGGCTTTTTTCTTTGGTGCCTTACCACCTTCCCATGCCTCATTAACATCAGGAGTATCAGGGTCGTCAGCTATGTAATGACCCTTGTCATCTCTTGCTCTTTTTGACTCTGTAGCTTCTGCAGTTGCAGGCTGTACTTCTTCTGTTATTGCTTCTTCTGAAATTTTCGCTTCAGCTTTTTTTGCTTTTATTTGTTCTACTATTTTTGCATTTATTGAACTTGTCATTTGTTCATCCTCGCTTGTAAGTCTATTAATTTTAACTCAGCTTGTTGTTCCAATCTTTTCTTGGCAATTTCATTTTTCTCATTACCAATCATGGCTTGTTGGTCAGCTTTTTGTTGCTGTAGTTGTAGCTCAGTTCCTTTTTCCATGGCATCTTGTTGTTCTTTAGCCATAAACTGTTGGTTCTTCATATCAATTTCCTTATCACGCAATCCTAGTTCTTGTTGCCTTATAGCCACAAGTGGGTCTTCTTGCTGTGGTGGTTGTACTGAAGATAAAAATTCATTTGATAATTGTGCCAATATAGGCGAGCTAAAGCTTTCAATTATGCCTTGTATTTGTTGTTGCAATCCTGCTTGTGCCTGTGGGTCCATCTGTTGTGCCTGTTGTAAAGACTCTTGTATTTGTTGTTGCACCTCAGGTGGTATTTGTTGTTCAGCCATTTGATTAGCCATAAACTGCAAATGTTGCATGACATGAGCAATAATCACTGATTGTAATTGTGGGTTCATAATTACAGCCTGTGTTAAAAATAAAGTTTTGTGTGCCTCTACGTGTGCTTCATGGTTTTGTTCAGGAAAAGCTTGTTGTGGTATGCCTTGTAATAAACCACTGTTTTCTATACCTGCATCAACAGGTTTTGGCGTATTGTCAGCAGGTGGCATTAATAATGTTTCTATATTATCTACACCAAGAGCTGCATACATTCTACGATAAGCCTCGTATATTCCTTGTGGTCCATGTAATTCAGGGTTTGACTGTACCATAGTCAGTAACTCTTGAGCCATTATTACTCTTTGGCTCATAGAAAATATGTTTGGGTCAGATACTGGTATGACATCTACTCTGTTATCAAAATCTTGTATCTTTACCTCTCTTGGTCCACTGCCTGTTTCGTATGGATATACAGGTGGTAAGAACTCTTGAAATACTCTTGCTAAGATTTTAAATTCGTTTTTTTGTGCGTAGTGCAATCTTTTATGTATTGCACTCATAACCTTTGTGCCTTTCTCTAATAAAGCCACTGTGGTGCCTACTGGCATAGCAGCATTACTATCACCTATATTCATGTCAGCTATAGCTGCAAATCTTTTGCCTGAATCTACTAGTAATCCAAGTAAACTAAATAAAACATTGCTTGGCTCTTTGTATGGTAATGGCATAAGAGAATCTCTCAATGCACCACCCGGTGCATCTACGTCTCTAAATTCACCGGGTTGTAGTGGTGAAGCCTCATCTCTAATTCTTATGCCTCTAGCTTTAAAACCTGCAGGCAAATTACTTAGTGTGCCTGCATCAATTAATTGTCTAAGTATTGATGTGGATGCTTTAGACAAACCACCAATCATGTGTGACAAACCTAATCCATAGAAACCAAGACCGGGTAAGAACTTGTATTGTACAAAGTAATTTATTTTATTTCGGTAAACGTCCTCAGGCTCGTAGTTTCTTCTAATAGATAGTATTTGTTGCGATGAATCATCAATAGTAATGATATAAGGTATTTTTAAGCCAGTTGCTTCACCCATATCATCTACATCCTCAAAACCTTCTATTTCAGCTACTGTATGTATTTCGTATAGCTTTCTTTGCTCGTCTTCACCGTAGTCAGGCTCAACACCTTGTATTGCATCAATCTCTTTATCTATAGAGTCACGTGACATGCTTTCATTATCGTTTAAATCAATGTCGGCATAGAATCCTGATAGCTGAAGCTTTCTTACTTCATTGTTGCTCATAGAAACCACGTGTGTAACTCTTTCTGCAGATAGTAAATCTGTAGCGTTATATGGCACTAACAAATCTTCTGCAGGTATAAATTTTGATACAGGTCTGTTTTTGGCTGCATCGTAATAAACTTTTTTAAATGCACTACCTGATAAAGGTAGATAGAATAATAACTGGTCTAAGTCAGGGTCGTACTCAGGCATTTCGTTCATAATGTAATAATTCATAAACTCACATACTCTTTCGGCTTGCATTTCTGTGTTCATGTCTCTTCGTCCAACAACTTGTGTTTTTATTGGACCTTGAGCAGGTAAGAGTTCTTTGTATGCCTGTGCTTGGAATTGTGTAACAGCCTCAGATAATATTGGATGTATGACACCACTAGAGCCTTCAAACGGCTGACTTCTTTGCTCGTCAAACCTCATACCTAGGTATTTAAGACCGTCTGTGTATGTTTTTTCCCACTCTTTTCTTGATTCTTTGTCGTTTTCTACTGAAGAAATTAGTCTTGAGGACATTGAACCCAGTATAGATTCATCTAAATATTCTGCTAAATTTGCATCAAAAGGTATTTCTTCTTGCATTTCTTCCATTGGCTCATCAAAAACAATTTCGTTTTCGCCAATACTAATTTGCATAGAATCAACCATAGCTTCGTCAAAAGTTTGCTCAGGTGCATCAACATTAAATTCTTCTGTAGGCACATTAACAGACTTGCTTTGGTCTATAACATCAGGGTTATCTTCAGTTCCTAGTTTTCTTTCAGTTACCATAATTTGTTATTATATCCATAAAATTAGTAATATGTTAATGCCTTTCTATCCATAGACATATCATCTTGATAATCGCTGTCTAATTCTATTAAGCCACCTTGTCTTATTCTCATTAAAGCCATGGTAGATGAATCACAAAAGTCATCGTTTTCTCCAAATGGAAAAGCTGCAAGCTCTTCTATAACTTCTTCTGCAAAAGCATCTTCTGTAGCATATACCATACCACTTTCAAACATAGGTGCAATAGAGTTCATTCTTGCCACTTTGTCCTGTCCTCTACTTGGTGAGTAAGCTTGTACTGGTATGCCAATCTTTCTAAGCTCTTGTGTCAGTGGAGTTCCACTTGCTTTTGCTTCAATAAGTACAATATCAGGCTCCCAGTATTTGTATTCTTCTAGTGCAATATTTTTGAGCTCAGGAAAGTCAACCCTGTGCCTACTTGCGTCTAACAATATAATGGCACTTTCAGTGCCGTCTTCAGGGTCAAAAATACCCCATGTGGTTATTGCAGAATAGTCAGCAGTTTCTTTTGCACTAAAAGCAGTATCGTAGCTTTGTACAATACATTGACACGAGGGTATGGCTTCTTTCTCCCATGTTTGCCACCACTCTCTTTTTACTATAGAACCACTTTCAGCAGTAGGGTTTTGCATCCACTGTGCGTTCCATTTGCTTATAGGTAAAGAGGCTTTGACAGATAATAATTCTTCTTTTTTCCAAAACTCACCCCAAAGAGGTTCTTCAGAGTCAGGCATAATTGCAGGAAACTCTACTACTTCCCATTGGTCAGCATGTGTTTCTGATTGTCTTTTTAATAATCTGCCTGCTAAATCTTTGGTGCTCCACCTTGTCATGACCAAAACGATGGTTCCTCCGGGTTGTAATCTTTGTCTTGGTCCTGATGTATACCACTCCCAAGCTGCATCCATAGCAGTAGGTGACATCGCATCTTGCTCTGAATGTGGGTCATCTATAATAAGTAAATCAGCACCACGACCAGTAATAGCACCACCAACACCTGAGTAGAAAGCTTCACCACCATCGTCAGTGGTCCAACGACCTGCAGATTTGTTATCACCTGATAGGCTAATGTTTGGGAAAACTGCTTGATACTCTTCACTGTCAATGATGTTACGAACTCTACGACCAAATCTTACAGCCAGTTCTGCTGTGTGAGTTGCTTGTATTATTTTTAAACTTGGATTCAGACCCATCATCCATGCAGGAAAATAGGTAGAGGCAAACTCTGATTTTGAATGTCTAGGTGGCAACATGACCATCAATCTTTTACATTTGCCTTGTGATATGCGATTCAGTTTTTCTGCAAGTATTTTATGATGTCTGCCCATAATAAAACCTTCCCAGTGAAATTTTACAAATTCTAAAAAATCAGCTCTACATCTATCTCTTGCATTAAGGTTTTTCCATTTATCTATAAGGGTTAATGCTTCTATCTGTTCGTCTCTTGACAGAGCATCAAAAGATTTTATTTTTTCAAGATTTAGCATTAGGTGGAGAGCCAAAAGATTTTAAAGGACCCTTGACTCTCCTGACATACTGGATGGAGAGAGGAGATGTAAAAATATCCCAAAACAAGCATGTCTGTTAGACTTTACCCCATTCTTTACCTTCAAACAACAAAGCTTCTGCAGAACGTCTTTTCATCAATCCTTGATTTGGCACGCCATTGACTTTATTCCACCTCTTGATTTGATTTGGTACGTCTGCCCAATCTTTTTTATTTATTACCTTTAATAAACTTGAGGCACCTAAGTTTGATGGACCAAGATTGAAAACCCATGATACAAGAGCATCAAACTCATTTTGTTTTAGGTCTGTTTCTACCATGTCATTGATATAGCCTTCGTATTCGTGTAATTCATGTGCAAGTAAATCTTCAGCATCTTGTTTGGTTATTGTCATTCCATCTTCTACTGGACTACCATCAATGAGTTTTAAACTGCCAAAACCAATTGTAGCTTTATTAGCAGCACATCTATAACTTACTGGATTACCACTGTCATCAGTAGGACATCCTTCGAAAAATTTAATTAAATCAATACCTTCTTTTGATATTTTCATTTTTTTACTCCTGTTTTGCTGTAGTAACTTTCCTATAATACACAACAACATCTTTAAGTTCATTTATATACCTTTTAAGTTCTTGCATGTTGTAAGCCATTACCTCGTAATCAGGTATTGTCATGGCTAAAAATACAAGCTCGCCTTCTTGTTCTTCAATTCTTGCAAGTTGCTCTTCCCAATTTTCAGGAGTAACAACAATCCACATAGGTTCTTTTAAATCTATCTCTCTAGGCATAATAGGTTGAACTATTGTCCTATCTAATGGCTTTGCTGTTACTTCTATTTGTTTAGTTGGAATTAGGCTGCAACTGCAAGCCATCATCAAGGTCATCAACAACATTGCTGAGTTTCTCGATTTCTTCCATAATGTGCTTTGTACCATTATTAATTTTCCTTTCCATTTCTGTTGGGTCTGCAAGTATTTTTGCAGACAGTTCATAATCTTTTATAAATTGAGTGTATCTGTTTAGCTCTCTTTGTGCTTCTTGACTTTTTACAGTCATGTTTTGCAATTCTGTGGTTTGTAAAACAAAGTCATTTTGCAAGCTTGTAATCGCTTCTTCCTGTGTAGCTATTGCACCCTCTAAGGTTACATTATTAGCCTTCAGTGTAATATTTTCTTGATATAACCAATAACTGCCTAGTCCTAAAACAATTATTATGCCTATTAACATTTGTTGCATTAAGCGTCCTCAATAATATAGTTTAGTCCACCTGCACTTCTATACTCAATTACATTATTATTTTCATCTTTAAATTTTAAGTGTTTTTCTTTTTGCACTAATATTTTTTTTGATGTGTAAGTTCTATCATCTGCATCACCGTATTCTTTATTAAAAGACACTGTAATTTTATATCTAGTTCTAAATAAACCTACAAACCAGTCAAAAAATACTTTGAGTATCTTTTTCATTTTTTTCATTAAACAAACCTAGACAATACCAATGAAACTAAAATAAAGGGGTAAACTGCCCAAATCATGTTTTCAAGCTTATCAAAACGCTTTGCACCATCTTCTAATCTTTTTTCAATATTAGCATATCGTATAGAACACTCTTTTTCGTGTGTTTCTATTTTACTAATAGCCTCTTTGGTTGTTGCCATAAATCTCATTTAATTGTATAAATTTTCAAAGCTTTTGCTTTGCCTTTAACTTTAATCGCTTTTAAAGATTTTAACTTATAATTAACACTTTGTGCAGTGTTTTCTCCAATTAAAATATCTACACCTGCTTCTTTTGTTGCTGACTCTAGCCTAGCTGCTGTATTTACTGCATCACCAATAGCTGAATAATCAAAACGAGTTGAGCTACCCATATTACCTATTACTGCATATCCACTTTGAGTTCCTACGCCTATAGCTATTTCATGTGGTAGTTCTTTGTTAAGCTCTTTAATAGCCTCTTGCATCTCTATGGCTGTTTTTACTGCTTTCTCTTCATGGTTTTCTAAATCCATAGGTGCATTAAATATAGCCATACATGCATCTCCAATAAATTTGTCTACCATGCCACCGTTTCTTTGCACACATTCTACTTGCACTGTTAATGCTTTGTTCATTATCTCAGTAACTTCTTCAGGTTCTAATTTTTCAGATAAATTAGTAAACCCCCTAACGTCAGTAAATAAGAAGGTTGCATATCTTTTTTCGCCACCTAGTTTTAACAATTCAGGATTTTTTTGTAACTGTTTTACTTGTCTTGGGTCTAAGTAATGCTCAAATTGTTTTTTAATTTGTAGCCGTAATTTAAACTGTTCTCTAAATCGTAAATAAAAAGCTATAGCTCCTGTAATAAATTGTGATATTAAGGTCCAAGTTACATCTATTAAAATACCATTTTGTATAAACCAATAACCACTTGAAGCTGTGCCAAGCATTGTTAAAACAGCTAATACAATGCCTAGGGTCATGCCAAGATAATTGATTAGAAGCCATGTCAGAGTTACGAATGTCACAAAAATTGCTATTTCTGCTGCCAAACTCCAATCAGGTATCATTGGCGAGTCTTGTATAAGTATGGACTCAGCTAATGCAGCTTGTATCTTATGTGGCTCTAGTAATCCTACTGGAGTAGCAACTTGTGGCATGACTCCATTAGCTGTAACTCCAATAATTACAAACTTACCTGCGACACTCATTTCTTGCAAAGTGGTTTGTGGTGTGTCTACCCAACTAATCCATTTGCGACCAAAGCTGTCTGTTTTTACTGGTGGCAAATTTCTGACAGCTATTTCTTGTATACCATTATCATTTGTAGTGATAATGTATGACCTAGTGCCAGTTAAGGCTTTTAATATTTCTGTTCCAAAGCTTGATGTCCAACCGTCAGGAGTTTTCATTAACAAAGGTATACGCCTTACTAGGTTGTCCACATCAACAGGTGCTGTTGCTATGCCTTGGTATGCTTTGTCTTTGAGTATGCTTATATTTTCTACAACACCTAGTGTTGATATGCCACCTACTTCGTTGCCTTTTATAACAGTGCCTACTGTTTGTGGGTACTGACCGTTTGGTGTCTCAAACATTGCTAAGACACTTGGTGCAAAAGATAATGCCTGTGCAAATACTTCGTCACCACCAAACCTATCTGCTTCAGGAAAAGCAATAGACCAACCAACTCCAATAGCACCTTCGTTAATAAGGTCAACCTGTATCTGTGCTAAGTCTCTTCTTGGAAAAGGGTAGCCACCTCTTTCTCTTACATCAGATTCTGATATGTTGAGTATGACAAAATTACCACTTGGCTGTTGTTCTTTAACCAACGCATCAAATGTTTTTAATTTAAGTATCTCAGTTGGTGTAGACTGAAACACTAACGGCAAGGCTAGTGTAATCAGTATTGGCAGTATAAGTTTCTTCATTAATAATCTGCTTCTGCAAAAAGTTTATCAATCGTATCATGGTGTTTATCAAACTGCTCTTTGGTTGTTCTATCTTCTAACTCTTGTGCTTGAGTAATCACCTTTTGTATATCATCAAAGTTATTCCATACAGGCTCAAGAGTATCACACCTTTCTTGATTTAAGATAATAGCCAAAGGGGTTAGCAGTTCATCGTGTTTAAGACCAAGTGCTATTGCAGGTTTGCCATCATCCCAAACACAAATCAAACGTAGGTCGCTTGGGTTTTGTATCATTAATGTCATTTTCTCGTAGCATTTTTGTAGTGTAGGTTTACTCATTATTTTGTTTCTCCTCAATAACTGTGAATGATTTACATTTTTGCACTTCATCCCATTTGTGTCTTTTTATCTTGGTCCAATGGTTTGCTCTGTGTGTACTAAGATAAGCAGGTCTTATTTTGACCCACTTCCAACCAACATCACCAATTTCAAAATGATGATAGCCATGAGATAGTCTATTTGCAGTAGTTGGGTCATTGTAAAACCTGACAATGTTTCTAGGTTTTTTTGCTTCCTTATGTTGTGGTATGGGTTTGATATAAAAATTTAACATCTTAGATAACTCCTTGACTTGTTTTCTGTTCTAAAATTGCATCAAGAATTTCGGTACTTATACCCTCTTCACCAAACTCATCTCTAGTTTTTTGCTCACTCTTTAATAAAAGTGCTTCGATATGTGAAAGCTGCTCTGTTGTAAAAAAAAGATTTACGTAATTCATATTAATTAACTCCTTATTTATTTAATATACTTATCATTATAAAGATAAATAAACAGAAGTCAACACTTTTCTACACTTAATTAATCTGACTGAGTTATTGTTATAACCGAATCACTGCCACCGTTTATCTTTACAACATTAGATATGCCGTCTTGTATAAATATGACTGTATAAGAATCACTACCGTTCAAGTCTACACGCACACTTTCATTTACTTGTCTTCTTAGGCTAACAATATTACCTGTAATCAGGGTGGTTATTTGCGTATCAGGGTCCTTGCCTAAAAGTGTACCTGTGATTTGTGTACTGGTTGCTTGTGCTAAAACATCTTCTTCTTCAGCTATGGCTAAAGCATCTAAAACATTAAGCAAGTCTTCAAGATAGTTTACATCAAGGTAGTTTATTGAAAGCTCATTGTATTCAAGGTTATCGTCAGATAAAAAATCCTCAGCTAAATAGTCTATATCCAAATCATTAAAATCTAGCACGCTATCACTTTTACTAGTGCTAGTCTCTTCTTGTATCACAACTTCTTCTTTTGGTGGTGTGACAATAAGCATGTTATCAATAATATCTAGGGTCAAATCTAAAATTACTGGATTAGTTGGTGCTGATTCAAAAACGCTGACGGTTGTAGCCTGATAAGGTTTGTTTAAAGTAACCGTGCCCATAGCAGTTGTTACCAATATTTCACCACTAGATAATCCTAGTGCATCAGGTAAAAGAATAATTAAGCTACGCCCCAGTTCATCAACTGTAGCCGTGAAATCCGTACCACGAATGGCTATGTTTGCTGTGGGTGTTTTAAGCGATATATTTTGCTTATCAATCCGATTTAGGTTTCCAGTAATAAATCTAGCTGTACCAAGACCAAAGGTAAGAGCCATTTTTGCTTTACTTGGGTCAGGGTCATAGATGTATTCATCTATAATCAATTCACTGAACTCTGTAAGTTTTACAACAGAGTCGTCCAAAAAGGTAATAGCCATTCTGCCATTGGTAGTAATAGCCTCATCGTTGCTTTGAATAGCAAACTTAAGATTAGCATCGTACGGCTTATCTCTTACTATCTGTGCTGAACCATTTAGTTCAGATATATCTCCAATATCAGCAGCTTGTGCTTGTACCTTGGTCGTTTTGGATAACGCAAACAGTAGAACTAGCGTTACCGCCATTTGATATAATTTTAAGCCAGTCATTGTCTTGGGTACTCAGTTGTTGAATATTAAAAGTTCTTGAGCCACCAGTATGGTCTAACCAAAAATATCCACCTGCTGAAGCGTTAGTACCTGTACCTGTATAGGTTAATGTATTATCCGACCCATCGATGTCGACGTAGTTCGTGGCTCCATCAATGTCTATGTTTGATGTTACTGTGTTATTAGAACCTTGTATAATCCAATCTAAATTCAAGTTTGCTGCTATTGCCGTAGTACCTTGATTTAAAGTAAATGTATTACCACTACCTGTGACTGCAACATTTTGGTCTGAACCGTCAGCACTATATGTGTCTGTAGGGTCTACTTGAATGGTAAATGCATTAGTTCCACCAGTAAAATTATATAAACCTGTAAAGTTATCAGCGAATATATCACCAAGAAACTTATTGGTTGCACCAATCATATTAATGTCTAGGGTCATGGTAGTACCGTCCAAATCTAGTGCATTAACACTGCCTGCTGTTGAGTTTAGACCACCAATTATGTTTGATATACCAAGCTGTTCTAAGTCAATATTTGCTCCAGTGCCTGACTGGTCTACATATATTTCATTGTCTGCAGCACTAGCTCCCAAAGAAATAATAGCTATTATGCTTATTAATTTATTTTTCATATTATTATTCTACTCCTTCATTTTTGGGTTGTAAAATCCAGTAAGATTTTTTATACCCTATTTGTATTAACTCTAACACTGCCGTTTCTATGGCTCGCATTAGTGCTATGGTTCCTGATTCGTTTCTAGCATTACCTAGTTCTATCTCTACTAGCTCGGTATTTGCCTCGATAAACCTAAATATATCTTCTGATTTACCGTAGCTAAATATAGTTTTTTCCGTTAAAACTTCTATTAGTATTTCTCCAGTTGCTACTGAGACCATTCTCAAAGACAAAGTAACACTATCTTCTCTATACATAACAGATGTGCCTATGCCTAAATAACGTGCACCTGCACCACCACTGGTTAAATTGGTTTCGTAGGAAATGACTGCACCTTCCATTAGTACGCCTGCAAATAAAAGAGGTCTAAGTGCTTTTTTCTTTTCTTCTTCAGTTGCTGATTGTTCTCTAGCTGACCTTATAAGTTGGCGCTCTTTAGTAAGATTATCTAATCCAACTCTTTCAACAACAACGAAGAATTGTCCATCGGCTGCATGCTTTAATGCTCTTATAAGTAAAGAGCTTGGTTGTTGTGTTATGGCTGTAGAAAATAAAGCAAACTCGCTGTTGCTTTTTCTTTGTCCTGTTTGGTCTGTAAAAGATGTAGGATAGACTGCTACGACTGGCTTTATCTTTGGTTTTTCTACATTAAAAAGTTCTACAGACTGTAGCTCTGATATTTGTACAACATCTTTTGCTTTAAATCTTTGCTCGTATGTGTCGTCAAATTGGTCAAATATAGAGCAACTAGAAAGTAAAAGTACCGATAGGAATTGTAATTTCTGTGACTGTGCCATCTGCTTCTGTTATTTTAAGTGTTAATGTAACGCCATCGCTTGTGTATTCAATGGTGTTGCCTTCAAGTGTTATTGTACCTGAGCTTTGTGGAGTTTCTCCAAAGAGGTTGTTTACAAGCTGCCTAGATAGTTCTGCATAGACTCTTGATTCAAGGTTACGCATAAACCTTGCAAGTGTAGAATTTTCTTTCTCTCTTTCTATTTCTTCTTGTAAAGCTTTGATTTCTTCTTTAATGGTTAGCTTACGACTAAACTCTTGATTTTCAATCGTTAAATAATGTGAGCTAGTACCTACTCCATTAAAGCTAGGCGATTTAAACTTGTGTGTGATTTGGTC